AAAGCTGGCAGACATGGCCTGCATCATTTGTGAGCGCATCTATGGGCAACACGCTGGCGGCAATGTTGAGCTACACCACTTGAGGACTGGAGGATGGGGGAAAGGCGACTACAAGACGCTTATTCCGCTATGTTTCAACCATCATAGAGGCGCAGAGGGCATCCACACGCTAGGGACAAAAGAATGGGCGCGGCATTTTGACGTTAGCCAGCAGGATTTACTAAACGAGATTTTGGAGAGAACAAGTGCGTAAGCAGTGCAAGCGAAAAGTCTATCAACTAATGAACCCTATAAGCCTCGCAATCGAGGGAGCCTGCATTACCCCTGACGCACCACTATCAGAGCTACAGAGAGGCGAACAAGCCTACCTAGACGCCCTTGTAGCGGGAGTGGATGACCTGAATGGATATTACGGACTGTGTGCAATGCTTGGAGTAGCAGAGACTATGGCCCGTAACGGCATCGGCCCCGAAGTGACGCAGGCTTGCAAAGTGGCTGAGTTTTCGCTGATTAAGATGAAAAACCGCTATGACCGATGGGGTAAGTGGGACATCACTGAAGGCGAAAAGCACTCAATCCGAGAGCTTATGGAATGGCATCACCTACAGCGCACAAGCGTAAGCCGTGGTGAGTATGAGAAATTTATCGCAAAAGCGACTAACAGAATGCGCAGCAAAGCGCCGGAGGTGGTGGCGGTATGACTGATTTAATTGAACTGCGCAAGCTGGCAGAGGATGCGACACAAGGCGAGTGGTGTGCAAAACTAGAACAATGCCCATACCCTAACTGGTACTTAATTTATTCTGAACAGGTAGACCCCCCGCTTATCGTGCAGGTTTTGCGCGGGAGTTCTATTGCAGGGATTGCCTCCCATTCTGATTCGTACACAGAGAAAACGCCTCGAGCAGTTGCCGCACATGCAAACGCCGCCTACATTGCAGCAGCCAACCCAGCCACTGTTATCACATTGTTAGACCAACTTCAAGCGCTAGAGCAGGAAGTTGAAGAGATAAAGTCATTCTGGAAAGAGGCAATGCTTAGAAACCGTAACATGTTGGACGAGCTGCAAACCTTAAAGGCGCAGATGAAACAAATCAGCGACAACAACATAGGCCAACTAATTGAAACATCGCAAAACCTAGGGCTGTACGACAAATGACCATGGAAATAGTCTATAACTGTATGCTCTCAGGCATTACAGACCGTGAGCGCATCGTCAAGAAAACAGGCATGAGCAGGCGACAGGTGCAGGCCGCATTGAGTAGCCTGTATCGGCAAGGTAAGCTGGCTGTGGCAAGTGTAGAGACCATCGGCAGGAACAAGCAGTATACCTATACGGTAGGGCAAAAGCCGAGCATTTTTAGTAACGTAAATTCAATTTTTAACGTGGGAGTTTTATGAGCACATCAGATGGTGTTTTCGTAGTGTTTTTGATGGTTATTGTTGTTTTCTGTTTTTCCATGCTTGGATTTATCAGTGGACAGGAATCAGGCTCTAAAAAAGCATGCCAATCCGTAAAGCTTGAATGGGTGCAGGATAAGTGCATGAAAGTAACTAGGGAGGCTGTATGAACTGCAAGCAAGGTGATTTAGCGATTTTGATTAAGAGCTATGCAGGCAATGAAGGAAAGATTGTTCGATGCATTGCACATGTCCGCCGTGATTTTGCTTATGAGGGGGTAGTAGATGCGTGGATTACAGAGCCAATGCTCACAAACATAGATGGCGAAGAAATCCCAACAACAGACCATCGTTTGAGCCCAATCCGAGACAATGATGGAGAGGATGAGACATTGCAATGGGCACCAGTTCCCACGAAGGAGAAAGCATGAACGAAGAACGCGAAGACCGTGAACTAGACGCGCTACTAGCTGGAGGCTTGTTCGGAGTAGCGTTTGCTTTTACGATAGTGGGCGCAATTATTTTGCTAAACCTAGGGTAAACCCTAATATGCAGACGAAAAACAAGCGCTATGATTGAGCCATCAACAACGCAACCGGAGAGAAATCATGACAACAACACAAGCAAAACAAATGAAATACGGTGTAAAAGTGATGTACCACGCAACACCAGCAATTGTTCAGCGCGTATCTTCAAACGGTGTATATGTTAGTTATGAGCGCCGAGGCGAATACATCACTGAGAAGGTTTCAGCACGTTATTTGGAGTTGATTTAATGAAAGAATTTTTATCAGACCCTTCAAGGGTATTTAATGCAATTTCAATATTTCTTGTTGGAGTAATTGTTGGTTTGTTTTTAAACTGCTAAAATAGAACAAAGGGCAGGCTCAAGTGTCTCCCTCCGGCAGTCTCAATCCTAGACTGGACAATTCTCTCAAGTGCGACCACTGACAGCCCGATTGTTTTGGCAGTGCAAGCATCAAAAGCGCCGAGCCTTAAACATAAGCGCAATTGTGAGAATGGATGTGTTATCAAAGCGGCGGCGTGGAAGGACACGCAACAGCCAATCATCGCAGAGCTCCATGGTAGGGCGATGACGGGGTTTGATACCTTGTTGCACAAGGTTACTCGAAAGGGGCGTAAAGCTGGTATCAAGCCCAGCACGCTTTGATAACACTATGAAACCAGAAGACAAAAAAGACCTATCGCAATTCCTGCGTATTTCGGAAACACCTCCGAAGTACCGGATATGCGCTTTATGTCTAGAGGAAGTAGAAAGAGAAACGTATGACCAGCACATGCGAGACCATGGATATGAAATTCTCGAAGTGACGCCCATGAAATAAGCCGCTTGGCATCTTCGATGCAGCTAAAGCAGGAGGCTTACTTGATGGTGAATGCGTAGGCTGATACGAGGCGGGAAGGTTAAATCGAGCCGCTCCCAGAAATGGGCTGACCGCCGCAGCGTCGCGGGTAAACGATGCAAAGCCAGAGATCAGCACTGGCCACCATCAACTATCACGCATGCGGATTGAACTAGCAGCAAGTCGGTGAAAGCCCGGCACAGTCCGCAGCCGTGATGGTGTAACTCAGTGAGAGCGGGGTCTAATAGGCTTCAGCCCGAGGGTGATCGGGATGGTAAACGCCAGCGCAGGTAAACCCCTGCCGCCATCAACACAAAAGCACAAACCATGCCTATAATTGAACATCACGGAAAACCCGAGGTGCCCAATGTCTGAAAACAACAACCCGAAACAAACGCGCAAAGGTAAGACGAACAATCCTAACGGTAGACCCGCAGGAACGCCCAACAAGGCGACAACGCAAGCGCGTGAGGCCATAGCCCTATTCGTAGACGGAAACGCTCATAGGCTCTCTGAATGGCTCGATCAAGTGGCGCATGGAATCCCAGATCAAGACGTAAAGCCTAACCCAGCAAAGGCGTTTGAGTTGTTTCAGTCCGTAGTGGAGTATCACATCCCTAAGTTAGCGCGCACAGAGATGGCAAACGCTGACGACAAGGCTTTTGAGACAGTCAACCGAGTGCAGTTCGAGATTGTCAACCCTCAAACTTAAAGTACCGGCAAAACTAGCCCCATTACTCCAGCCAAAGCGCTACAAGGGCGCATACGGTGGGCGAGGTGGGGCTAAGTCGCATTTCTTCGCAGAGCAGATCGTATGCCAAGCCCTAACGGGTAAGCGCATCGTATGTCTGCGAGAGGTGCAGATCAGCATCAAGGAATCTGTTAAGCAGCTCATTGTGGACAAAATCATAGGCATGGGCCTAGATTCGCAGTTCACCATTCTGGAATCAGAGATACGAGGGCCGCACGATAGCCTAATCATCTTCAAGGGCTTGCAGTCTTTCAATGCTGCGAATATCAAGTCTCTAGAAGGCTTTGATATTGCATGGGTAGAGGAAGCCCAGACCCTTAGCCAGCACTCGCTAGACCTGTTACGGCCTACCATCCGTAAGCCCGGCTCTGAACTGTGGTTTAGCTGGAATCCACGTTACAAGACAGACGCAGTAGACAAGTTCTTTCGCAAAGACAAGCGAGAGGACGCTATCTGCATCATGATTAACTGGTACGACAATCCATGGTTTAAAGGCACGCCACTCTACGCGGATATGCTGGCAGACTTTGAAGCCGATGAGGACAAAGCCGAGCATGTATGGAATGGGGCGTATGGCTCAAGCCAAGGCGCTATTCTGGCTAAGTGGGTGGGACAAGCCGAACGAGAGGGACGAATCCACGATGGCGTAGAGTACGACCCAGACGGGGCGAAGATTGTCATATCGTCTGACCTTGGTTTCAGGGATACAACCGCATGGTGGTTCTGGCAATCAGTGCCTGGCGGGTTTAACCTTGTGGACTACACGCAGGGCAACGGAATGGACGCCGATGACTGGATACCCGAGCTAAGAGACAAGCTCTCTGATATTGGTGGTCGCAATTGCCTAGGGAAGATATGGCTACCGTCTGACGCACGGGCTAAAACATTCCAAAGCAAGCACACGGCCATTGAGCGATTCATTGCGGCATTTGGGCACGACAAACTAGCGATAGTCCCGCAGTCTCGCAAGTCAGACCAGATCGAGGCCGCACGAACCACAATCAAGAAGTGCGCATTCCATAAGACCAAGTGCGAGGAAGGCATAGACGGGCTAATGGCGTGGGAGTTCGTCTACAACGAAGAATCAGGCGTATTTAGCCGAGAGCCTAACCACAATTGGGCATCACATCCGAGCGATGGATTTGCCTATGGGTGTCAAGTAATGTCGCAAGTTGTCGCAAAAGAACCCGAAAAACCCGCAGAATTTGCCATAAAAGGCGTAAATGGGCGCATAATCACCCAAACCCTAGATAAACTCTGGGCAGAAACCCCTACAAAGCGCGAGAGGTTCTAATGCTCCAAGCAATCATTCAAGCCCTGAGAACATCCAATCCCGAGCTAGGCGGCATGGCTGGACAGGCACAAAAGACACTGGCCGTTACCCCTGAATATCGGGCGTATCAGCTTGCCAAGCAGGAAAACGGACAAGCTCCCGTAAGCCTTGAATCATTCATGAAGGGTGAGCGATGAGCGTTCTATCCGTCATCAATGGTCAAGTGCAGTTAGGCACAGCAGCACCCGCAGTGACTGACACATTCCAAAACGGAATTCTCACATCCACCGCAGGATTGAACCGAGCTATCGTTACTGGTGGTGATGAATACTGCAACGGCCTATTGTTGACAGACGCAGGGCAGGTGCGCTACTTTGATGCCACGGCAGGCTTACCCGCAGACGTGCAATGGTCCGATGGCCTTCCTTTGTCTGCTAGTGGGTTGTGCATCTCTACCGGCCCCGCTGTAACCTATGCAAACGGCATTCCCTTTGCTGCTAATGGCGCGGTATCTGCCGCGATTACCCCATGACAGAAGACGAAATCAACCTAGTAGACGAACACCGCCGCTGGACGCAAGAGCTGAAACTCGCAGCCGACGAGGATAAGAAGTGGCAGAGGCGTGGTGACAAAATCGTCAAGCGCTATCGTGATGAGCGCCAAGGCTGGAGCGATTCCGGAAAGCGCTATAACATCCTTTGGGCAAACATCCAGACAATGCTCCCCGCCTTGTATGGCCGTACACCACGCGCACAAGTAGAACGCCGTTGGAAAGACAAAGACCCCGTAGGCCGCACAGCTTCGGTCATTCTTGAACGCGCACTTCAATACGAGATCGACCACTATGGTGACTTCGATAACACGAATAAACATGCGGTACTTGATCGGCTACTGCCGGGACGCGGAACAGCGTGGGTTCGATTTGAAACGAAGGAAGTGGCGGAAGCAGAGGTAATCGAGCAGCCAGTCGAGGATGTGCTGGGCGAGCAGCCCGACATGACCTATGAATGCACTCCCACTGACTACGTTTTCTGGAAAGATTTTCGCTGCTCTCCCGCTCGGACATGGGATGAGGTGGTATGGGTAGCCCGTCGTATTTACATGAGCCGTGCAGACGGTGTAAAGCGCTTTGGCGAGGACTTTAAAGAAGTACCACTTGCCCATGAGCCTATCGGCCTCGATGACCTGAGCAAAACAGGCGCAAGCCAAGCCGAGCAAGAGAGCCTGAAAAAGGCCATTGTCTGGGAAATCTGGAGTAAGAACGACAAGCGAGTCTACTGGGTTGCCGAGGGGCACAACAAGCTATTGGATAGCAAGGAAGACCCCTACGGGCTAGACAACTTCTGGCCCTGCCCTAAACCTCTTTTCGCTACCCAGACGACAGATACCCTAGTTCCCGTACCTGATTACGCGCTATACCAAGACCAAGCCGAAGAAATCGACATGCTGACGCAGCGAATCGGTATGCTCACTGAGGCGCTGAAGGTTGTAGGCGTGTTCGACGCAAGCCAGCCAGCTATTGCGCGCATGCTGAATGAGGGCGTGAACAATACTCTCATCGGCGTGGATTCGTGGGCGGCATTTGGCGAGAAGGGTGGGCTAAAAGGAACGGTAGACTTCCTGCCTCTTGACCAAGTAGTCATGGCTTTAACCCACTGCTACACAGCCCGAGAGCAGGCCAAACAGGTGGTGTACGAAGTCACCGGCCTGTCAGACATCATCCGAGGCGCGTCTATGGCCTCCGAGACTGCTACAGCCCAGCAGATTAAAAGCCAATATGCCTCGCTCCGCTTGAAGCGTATGCAGACCGAAGTGGCTCAATTCTGCTCTGAGTTGCTACGCATCAAAGCTCAGATGATGTGTGACCTGTACAGCCCTGATAGCCTGATTCAAATGTCTGGCATTCTGGGAACGGATGACGCGCAATATGCCGAGCAAGCAATCGCACTGATTAAACAGGAACCCGCACGTTCATTCCGCATCGAAGTTGCCGCTGACTCTCTGGTGGAAATGGATGAGATTGGCGAAAAGCAGAGCCGCACGGAGTTTATGCAAGCATTCGGCGCAGTCTTGAGAGACGCAGTGCCAATGGTGCAAGCTGCACCTGAAATGGGCGCTTTGGTGGGTGAAGTCTTGCAATTCGTAGTCCGCACCTTCAAGGGTGGGCGTCAGTTGGAGAACGTGCTGGAAAACACCATTCAAAAGATGAATGAGCCTAAGCCCCCTGCACCGACTCCACCAGACCCCGAGCAAATCAAGGCTCAGGCCGCTATGCAACTAGAGCAGGCTAAACAGTCCGCAATGGCCCAGACTGAGCAATTCAAAGCCCAGAACGCGCAAGCAATCGAAGTCGCGAAGATGCAGCACGCTATTGAGCTGGAGCAGATCAAGCAGCAAGCCGAGACAGAGCGCGCAATGTACCGCGCACAGCTTGACAGCGAGACAAAGCTACAGATTGCCGCAATGAACGCGCAAGCCGCAGAGAAGCCAACCGCACAAATATCCATTGATGGCAAGGAAGAACTCGGCGCAGTGGGTGAGGAAGTCAAGGCGATGGCCTCTCAAGCCGTGGCAGGAGTTGACGCACAATCGCAGGCTATCACTCAGGCAGTGACCATGCTGGCAGACGCTGTGCAGCAAATGAACCGTCCTAAACGCAGGATGGTAGAGCGTGGGCCTGATGGACGCGCTATTGGTGTTATTGAAGTGAGCGAGGACTAATCATGGCTGATTTAATTGGCGCAGTGGGCGAGGTCAAAATGACGATTGAAATCAAGCGAGCAGCTACCGGAGAGACTGAAACTGTAGAGCTAGTCGGCTTCGTTGATGAAAAGCAGCGAGACGCATTCTTTCAAGCACAAACCGAAGTCAAAGGGGAATAATCATGGCAGTAACTCACACAACCGCAATTCGCAACGGCGCAACCGATTACGTGACTGGACAGCTAGGCGCATCGCCTCGGCTGGTTTTTCGCTTGACTGGCACGGTAAGCTCTCCGGGCACGGCTGTGGCCACTCTGGTAATGAGTGCAACCCCATTCGGTGCTGCATCGGCAGGCACGGCAACAGCTAACGCCATCACCAGCGACACCAATGCAACCGGCAACGCTTCTCCGGTAGCCACGGCAACACTGCAAACTTCGGGCGGTACGGTTTGTGTTCACTGTGCTGTGGCGGCTTCGGCTTCTGACATCGTGATGACTAACGGACTAACTGTTGCCGCAGGAGATACCGTGTCATGCTCCTCTCTGACCTACACCGCACTGAGCGCATAACATGGCCGATAACGTAACCCTACCCGGCACTGGCTCTGCGGTAGCCACTGACGACATCGGCGGCATTCAATACCAACGAGTTAAACCCTCGTGGGGGTCGGATGGATCTGCCGTGGATGTGGACGCCACAAACCCACTGCCCACAAGCAAAAACGCGAGCATCTTCCGATTCTCCACCAACAACACCAGCACTGCACAGCTTGCAGCCGCTGCCACGTTTACAGGTGTCATCGAAACCGCGCTAGACCAGCCGAGCATCTCGCTATTGCTTACAAGCGATCAGCCAATCACGCTGACCGTCAAGCAGTACATTGACTTGGCAGGTACTCGCGCAGTCCCTGATGTGGTGTTTTACGTTGATGCCAACTTAGGCTTCGCTCGTTCTTTCCCGCTGAATGGCAACTATGTGCAGGTAACGGCGACCAATACGGGCGCGTCAACTACTACCACATTTAACCTGAATACAGCCTATGGCGATTTGGGCGATGCCGACAGCTCAGGCGCACAGCCGGTAACTGAATTGCCTCTGGTATTGCGTGGTGCAGCGGCACAGACTGCTACCGTTAACAACATCCTGCAACCCACATCGGGCACTGCTGGATTGAACGTGTCGGGCTACCGTGCGGCATCGGTTCAGGTGGTATCTACTGGCACAGCGGGTACGTTTATCTTTGAGCAGTCAAACGATAACGTGAACTGGATTGCCTTGCCGGTGTTTAACGCTGCATTGGTGACGGGTGTTCCTATCACTGCGGCCATTACTGCCACGGCGTCGCAGATTGTCTATACCTTTGCCATTCGCTGTAACTTTGTTCGCTTGCGGATTGCAACGACCATTACAGGCGGCTCTATTCAGGCATTCAGCCGTATCAGCACAGAGCCTTGGACGCCCACGGCGACATTGGTGGGCAACCCAACCGCTGCAAACTTGCAGACCACTGCGACAGTAACAGGCTACCCAACTGCGGCGGCTTCTGCCGACGCCTTGGCTAACCCGACAGTCACGCAGATTGGTGCGGCTGCTCTGACGTTCAACGGTACTTCGTGGGACAGACAGCGCGGTATGTCCACAGCCCTGACCACTGGTGATACAGGCGCAAAGACTGCCACAGGAAACGGCGCAACCATCACCAATATCGGCAACAAGGGTGTGCAGATTCTGGTGAACATGGGTGCGGTATCGGGCACCACTCCGACAGCCGTTATCAAGGTGCAAGGGTCAACCGATGCAGGCACAAGCTGGTACGACATCCCCGGCGCTACTACGGCTTCGCTTACAGCCACGGGTTTGTATGGAATCACCATCTACCCCGGCATTGCGGTGACTGCGGGTGTAGCCACTACCGGCACAACTGCTACAGCGAGCATGGTCATTCCACGCACATGGCGCATCGTCTGGACGATTGGAGGTACTACTCCGAGCTTCACCTTAACTAACGTGCAGTACATCTATTTGCCGAACTAACACACACGCGACTGAAAGAAAAATGAATGTCGCTGTTACTTCTATTTAATCAACCTTCCGGTGGTGGCGGTTCCGCTCCCACGGTAGGCGCTGTTTCCAGCGTTAACGGTAGCACGACTCCGGGCGTTACCACTCAAGCCACAGGCTCGACCTTCATCGTTTTTGCGGTGGTGGTAGGCAATGACCCAACGAGCGTCACCGATAACTACGGAAACACCTATGTTCCTTTAGGTGCTGCGCAGTCTTGGACGGTCACTTACAACACGCAGGCGCGAGCATTCATCTGCGAAAACGGTGTCGGTGGTGCGGGTCACACGGCATCTATCGGTGTCACTTTCTACGACCCAAAAACATTCTTTGTTGAGGTCAAAGGCGGTTTAACGGCGTCCTCTGTTGATGTCAACGACTACTCGGTGGTGGGTTCAACAGC